AGTTATCCACCTTAGAAAAAGAAGAAGAAAAGAAAACGGTGAAACGAACTCGTAAGAAAGCGAGTGAATAAGCCATGTTAACGAAAGTAAAAGAAGCGTTGAGAATCACACACACACATTTAGATGATGAGATAACGGACTTAATTGATAGCTGCAAAATTGACTTATCTATTTCAGGTGTACAAGTGATAAATGAAAACGATCCTTTAATCCTGCAGGCTATAAAGTTGTACTGCAAAGCGAATTTTGGTTTAGGAAATTCCGATTCCGAGAAATACCAAAGATCATACGATAGCTTAAAAATAAGCTTGGCTTTATGTGGTGATTACAATGTTCAGTAATGTATTATTCTTTCCGGTCGTCACTATTACCGAGGATGAACTAGGACAGAAGCACATGAATGAAGATTACTCACGAATGGTTTATTGCAATGAAAAAGGCATTCCACAATCAGAGTTCTTTGCAGCAGGACAAGCAGGGATTAAAGCGACAAAGAAATTAATCGTTCATATGGGCGATTACCAGGACGAAATGAAACTGATGTACAAAGATAAGATTTATTCAATCTATCGTACTTATCAGACTGAAGATGAAAAGATCGAACTTTATTGCGAAATGAAAGTCGGTGACTGACATGGCTGATATTAACAGTATGGCTGATGAAATCACAAGGGCTTTAAGGCAATATACGAATGAAGTTCAAGAGGAAGTTGACAAGGCTGCTGAAGAAGTGGCTGAGGATGCGGTGGGAGAACTTAAGCAAACGAGTCCTGAAAGAACAGGACGTTACGCTAAGGGTTGGACTAAAACGAAAAAAGATGGTAAGTGGATTATTCATAATAAAAAACATTATCGTCTTACTCATTTATTAGAAAAAGGACACGCTAAAGTGAATGGCGGCCGTGTGGGTGCAAGGGTTCATATAGCGCCTGTTGAACATAGAGCAATTGATGACTTTATAGAACGTGTAGAAAGGGCGGTGGAAGGCTGATGAAATTAAGTGAATTGTATTCGTTACTAAAGACTATCGGTATCCCCGTTACTTATTCACATTTTGAAGAAGGGCAAGCTCCGGCACTCCCTTACATCTGTTATTTAGAAGTTAGTACAGAAAATTTTAAAGCTGATGGCAAGGTATATCAAAAAGTAACAGATGTTGATATAGAACTCTATACAAGATTTAAAGATTTAAATATCGAGGATTCAATAGAGCAATTATTGAATGAAAATGGTATTCCGTGGGATTCGGATGAGATTTATATAAACGATGAAAAAGTATTCCAAAAAACTTATGAAGTGAGGTTGATTTAAATGGCGCAAAACAAAGTAGCGTTTGGTTTATCTAATGCACATTATGCAGTTATTACAGAAACGGACGGGGCAATCAGTTATGGTACACCAGTTAAATTGCCGGGTATGGTTTCTTTAACGTTAGAGCCTAAAGGTGAACAGACAGACTTTTACGCTGATAATCTAGTGTATTATACAGCATCTGCAAACCAAGGATACGACGGAACGCTAGAATTAGCATTGTTAACAGAAGAATTCCGCAAGGATGTATTAGGCGAGACAGTAGGCGAAGATGGTGTGTTTATTGAAAACGCAACAGCAAACCCTAAAAAGATCGCTTTATTATTTGAATTTGATGGAGATGTAAAAGCGACACGTCATTTATTACCTTATGTTTCCGTTACACGTCCGGGACATAGCGGTTCAACTAAAACGGAATCTACAGAGCCGGGAACAGGCGAGTTAACATTCGTTGCATCTCCAAGGCCTTCAGACTACGTTATCAAACTATCTACAGGTTCAGAAACTACAGAAACAGTTTACAACGCATGGTATACATCTGTTTATGCACCTACTACGGGAGCGTGATTAGATGGAAAAAGTAATTCACATTGACGGTAAAGACGTTAGGTTCAAAACAACAGGTGCTATTCCGTTAAGGTATAAACAACAATTCGGAACTGACTTTTTCAGTGCGTTGCAGAAAATTTCTGGCAAGAAAAGCGATATTGATTTAGAAGTATTCTTCAATTTTGCGTGGGTAGCTGCTAAGACAGCCGATAAGTCAATCCCGGCTCCTATGGAATGGTTTGATTCATTCGATGAATTTCCTATCGTTGACTTAGTTCCGGAATTGCAAGAGTTGTTAATGGCTACAATGCAAACTAAAAAAAAGTAGATAAAAAGGGTGCATCTGACGGTGAACAAGTTACCGTCGAGGTGTACCTTTTAATGTGTAAAAATAGCAAATTAACAATTGATGATATGGAATACATGACAGTCGGAATGTGTTTGGATTATATCAGCGAATATTTTGACGTAATGGACACAAGCAAACCGAAAGTAAAGAAAGCGACACAAGAGGATTTTGACACGTTTTAGGTATATTATGGATGTTGCTGAGGACGTGTACAAGCGAATTAAAAAAGTTTTTGCGCATAACCTTATTACTCATTTTAAATAAAAAACCCTGCTTATTTATTAGCAAGGTACTCTTTTAAAGCTTGTTCAATTAATTTACTAATCGGAATCATAGTTTTGTCTGAGTGATCTTTTAGTTGTTTAACTAAGTCAATCGGCAAAGTTGTTCCTATTCTTTCTCTATTTTTTAACATGTTATCACCTCTTAATTAATTATATCACTTATGCTATTTGTTGTAAAGTGACATAAGTTGTGGTACAATGTATTTGAGGGGTGATGATATGGAGAAGCAAGGTGTTATTTACAAAATAGAGAATTTAGTTAATGGCAAGGTTTATGTGGGGCAAACTGTCAAAAGTTACGAAAGAAGAATACAAGTTCATTTTGTGAAGTTAGAAAAACATTACCATAATAATACTCACTTACAGCGAGCCTTTAATAAATATGGTAAAGATAACTTCAAAGCTTCTATCGTTGCTACTTGTGCTGTTGATGAAATTGACGAGATTGAAAAGTATTGGATTCGGAATTATAAAGAAAAGAACATGTCTTATAATATAGAAGATGGTGGCAACTATATAAAAGAATTAACAGAAGAAACAAAATCGAAAATATCCCAACAATCAAAGCGTTGTTGGGCTGATAAAGAAATACGAAGTAAAATTATGCAGAATTTGAAACGTGGCAAAGATAATTATAATAGCAGAGCGGTTATATGTGTCACAGATATGAAAGTTTTTGATTCTATGACAGAAGCTGCTGATTATTACGGTATTAATATGAAGGCTATTTATTCAGCGATAGCAAACAAACATTATTGCAGATCGAATAAAGGTAAATTGGAATTTTATCTTTATCGTGAAGGTGAAGAATACAAACAAAAAGAACCAGACAAAATTATTTATCCTTGGTCGAAAAAAGTGATATGTTTAACTACTGGAGAAATATTCGATAGCGTTACTCATGCAGCAAAGACATACAAATTAGAAACGACTAATATTTCAAAAGTTTGCAAAGGTAAACAACGCTCTACTGGAAAGTTGCCTAACGGAACAAAATTAACATGGGCTTATTATGATGAACACTTATCAAATTGATAGGTGTTTTTGTTTTGAAAGGATGTGAGAAGTATGAGCAGTAGGATTCGTGGAATTACCATAGAGCTTAATGGAGATACCACCCAACTCCAGGACTCAATAAGAGACGTTGAAAAACGTAGCAACGGACTAGCCAAAGAGCTTAAAGATGTCGAGAAATTATTAAAAATGAACCCAGGCAACATTGAGCTTATCGCCCAACGTCAACAATTACTAACAGATCGAATTTCCGCAACCACTGAAAAATTAGATGCATTGAAAGCAGCGCAGGCGCAAGTTGAGCAACAGTTCCAATCAGGGCAAATAGGAGAAGAAGCTTACAGGAGATTCCAGAGGGAGATTATAACCACTGAAGGAAGCTTAAACGGACTGAGAAATCAATTACAACGATTGACAGACGAACAACAGGCGGTACAACAATCAACAAGACAGCTAGAAACGTTATTCCAAGCAACTGGAACTAGTATTGATGATTTTGCCGATGCTTTAGGGAGTAATCTAACTAACGCTATCAGAAACGGAACTGCATCTTCTCAACAGCTTGAACAAGCATTATCCGAGATTGGTAGACAAGCGTTAGGAGCAGAAGCAGACCTTGACCGCATGCGTGATACTTTGCGTTCTGTTGATAGTGGAAATAGTTTAGATGGAATTGGTCAAGACTTGCTTGAAATTGAGCGAGATGCGGGACGTGCTGAAAGAGGTGTCGGAAGGCTAGTCGATTCTTTAAAGGATATCGGGCAAAATATAGGTATTGCCGGAGCCGGAATCGGTGGGGCTACACTTGGATTAGTTGAAGGATTTGACGAACAAAACAGAGCGTTCGCGAGATTGAAAACTAATACAACAATAGCTGGACAAGACTACGATTTAATTAAAGAAAAAGTACAGGAATTAGGCGGAATTACCGGAGATACAACGAAAGAGGTTGAAACACTTTCTAACTTGCAAGCTACCGGGTTAAATGGCGATCAATTAGTATCTATGGTTGATGAAATTGCAGCAGCTTACATTAAGTATTCAGATACACTTTCAACTGAGGGTATCGCTGATGGATTCCAGGAAACGATCGCTTTAGGAGAGGCAACTGGTTCATTTTTAGAGTTATTAGAAAGAGAAGGGGCTAACGTTGATGATTTTAACGACAGGATGGCGAACGCTAAAACAGAAGCAGAAAAATCAACTATTGCCTATGATGAATTCGTTAAATTAGGACTTAAACCAACACTAGACGAATACAGAAACGCAAACCCTGAAATAGACAAACACGCTGAAGCACAAGCAAAAATGAAGGATGCGCTAGGCGAATTATCTATAGCTTTAACTCCTTTAGTCACTAAGATTACTGAATTTATTACAAAGATCGTTGAGTGGGTAGTTGAAAACGAGAAATTAGCGGTTATTTTTGTAGTAATATCCACAGCTATAGGGGCTTTAGTTGGTGTTATTTCTGCTTTAGCGCCCGTTATAGGCTTGATTATCACCAATTTTAACTTAATAAGAACTGTTTTGATGGCATTGACCGGACCTATCGGTGTTTTAATAGGAATTATAGTCGGTTTGGCTATTGCCATAATTCAAAATTGGGATACTGTTTCCGCGAAAACAAAAGAGATTTGGGATGCAGTTGTCTCATTCTTAAAAACTGCTTTCGACACAATTAAAACAACTGCTACTAATGTTTTCAATAGTATTAAAGACTTCTTCACTAATATTTTTGAAAACTATAAGACTATAATTTCGACAGCTTGGGAAACAATTAAAACCCTTGTTAAAAATGCAGCAACGAACGTAAGAGATTCCGTTAAAAATGCTTTCAGCAATTTGTATGACTCCATAAAGTCCACTTTAGATAATGCACGTTCTATTGTTTCTAGCGTGTGGGATACCATTAAAACAAAAGTGCAAAGTGCGGCAAATGGCGCGCGTGATGCAGCTAAAAACGCTTTCAGTAATCTGTATGACGGAATCAGAAATACAATGAACAATGTTAAAACTACAGTATCAAACATTTGGGATAACGTCATGTCATTCCTTAGAGGGATAAACCTTTATAACATCGGTAGAGATATGATAAGCGGATTAATAAACGGTATTAAAGGTATGACAAGTAGAGCAATAGGGGCGATTACAGGCGTTGTTGATGGAGTTGTAAATAAAGCTAAATCCTTACTGAAAATCAAGTCTCCTTCTCGTGTATTCATGGAAATAGGGGAATTTACGAATGAAGGTTTTGTTAAAGGTATAGAGGATACTTCTGCTCAAATATCTAAGACGATGGATAATGTTTATGGTAATTTAGGGGCTAATGCTATGAAAATGGCTAGTGTCAACGCTTCTTCAGCTCCGACAACTAACAATAACGTTACTAACAGTATGCCGATTCACATCTCGCTTAATTACAATGGTAACGGTTCTGAAGCTGATGCTTTAAGAATGGCTAAGATTTTAGACAATCAACTAGGCAACTTACAAAGATCAAGATTGAGAATGAGTGGTGTTAGATCATGATTTATATTGAGACGTTAGAGGGTGTTAAATACGACTTAAAAGAGATTGGTTTAATACCACTTTCTTTTATTATTGATTCGCCTAATCCAGTCCATTTGTTTGAGGAAATTGAGGGCCGTAATGGTTTTATAGACTTAGGAACTACCTACTCAGGTAGGACAATGAGAGTTAACTTCCTCATGAAAGCAATTGACTTTT